ACAAGGGCTATCAGGAGAAGGTGCTGTGGCATAATGAACTTGGTGAGCTAGTGCCAATGTCTGGTTACAATAAATTATTACTGCAAATAAAAAAGCTGTTGTTATGGAAATAAATAAGGACACCTTCATTCTATTCTGCCTGTTCATTCTCTATATTGGGGGAGACATTTACACAGCCAGAGTTGAGCATCAGAAGTTGGAAAAGCATATTGATGAGAATGATACCTGGGTGTTACACTCAACCGGAAGACTCATTAATGTTGAATGCTCGATTGATAGCCTTAGAGCGCAGAATAAAGCACTTGCAAAATCAATTGTCTACCTCGACTCATGCAACCAGGCGAAAAATCACAAGCAGGAGAGGGCGGAACGGAGGGGAAGGTTCGTGGGAGGGCTTCTAAAAGGCCTGTTCCCAGGCATGTGAGTCATGCACTATTCAGTAAGAGAATGCAAGTCTATGCCTACACCTGCACCAGTGTTGTGCTTGTTGGCTTGCTTGCTGGAGTCGGTTGGCTCTATAAGATTGAGAAAGTAGAGCAATCAGATTCAGTTCTGATGTTCATTCTGGGGCAAGTGCTTTCTGCATGGGTTGCCCTGACTAATAAGATTTTCCGCATTACTGCCCCTAACATCGGCAGTCATGATAATTAACTATTTTTGTGACTATGAATTGCTTGCAAGACTACATCGGACTTAAAGGATGCACTGCTGATGCTCCTCTGTCTGGCCTCTACATCAACGATTATCCGGGCATGAGTTCGGAGCTGCTCGATAAGATTGCCACTCCTGAGCAGGCCTCTTATGTGGGCATGTGGAACTCTGCACAATCGGTCAGCTATGTCAGGATGAAGCGTGATGTGCAAGCTGCACTGTTCACTTCAGCAGAGGCTCAGCTAGATCAAGTGCTATTCCAGACTCGCAAGCAATTCGTGCAGCAATGGCAACAGGTGCAAGTTGTGCCGGAGGAGGCTATCCTGAAAGGAGCATTTGTGAGCATTCAGGGCAGCAAGTATCTAGCCTTGAGAGTTAAGCAAATCTACATCTATAATGCTGGGCCTGCTGTTGCTGGCATTCCTTGGTATGTGTTTCAGACTCAGGATGGCAAGATATTAGACCAAGGCACTGCCGACCTGGTTGAGGGCATGAACTATGTGCCTATCAATGCGGAGTTCTACTCTGACTTTGATAAGATTAACATCATGGTGGCAGTTGATTGCACATTCCTTCCCACCACAACAGGCATGTTCACCGATTGGGGCTGGAATCAGATGGACATTGAGTGCGCCACTCGCTTCACTTATCTCTGGCGCAATGGCTGGAGCATCTTCCCTGTAACAGCTCCGCTAGGCTATGGGTTCGGAGATAGCTGGAGTCAGGACAGCAGCCAATCAGGAATCTACATTGATGCGCAACTAGTCTGCTCACTTGATTCATTCATTTGTCAGCAGAGAGAGTTTCTCGTTGATGCCTGGGCGAATCTGCTGTGCTACCAGATACTTTGGCAGAAGGTAGCCAGCCCAAGGGCCAACTACTTTAGTCAAGGCAATCGTGAGTTCACCGAGCGAGCTATGGCTACCTTCTTAGATGGCTACCAGCAGAGCCTAGCTATCTGGGCAAGACAATTGAATCTTAGAGGTGAAGGTCTGTGCTTCAATTGCGATAATGCTGGCCTGATTCAGCAGGGGTTTGTTAGGCCTTAATCCATCGAATGTGATGGAATTGGATAACTATCCGGCATTTCCGGATGGTTGCCGTAAAAGTCTGTCGGGAATGTGTCGGGAATATGTCGGGAATGTGTCATTAGGTATTATACCCTTTGGTAAAAACCTTGTCACAAAAGTTGCCGATATTTGCGACCAATATATCACGCAATATTGCGGCAATAGTATAGTTAGCAGAAATGCCAAGCGACACCCTACCAAAGTCGAGTTTGAGCCGTGAAGTCTGCGTACCTTTTGTTTTGTTTGTTAAAATATTCTTCGTCTATTTCAAAGCCGACAAAGTTTAATCCGTTTTTATTTGCTGAAATTCTACTACTTCCAGAACCTAAATGAGTATCAATAACTTTTGCTCCTTCTTCTAATTTTGAAAAGTTGAAACAGAAATCATAAAGTTCAACAGGTTTTTGCGTTGGGTGTATTTTTTCATATCCTATACTTGCCTTTGCTTTGGCTCTTGCCATTTCAAAAACCCTTGTTGATTTCTTAAATGAAGTCCAGCAAAGTTCGCCATCAGCTAAACTAAAATTCCTTTGTCCTTTGTCCCAAAAAATCCAACCTTGCGAATTAGGTAATAAACTTGCAAAATAATTGCCACCCCAAATAATTTGCTCTTTTGAAACCCTAAACAATTCAGTAAAATAAATCATTTGTGGTATTTCATTATCCCAGCTTTTTTTAGTCCATTGCTTCCAACCATTATCAGCATTTCCAGCGTGGTTTTCTGCTCCAATTCCATAAGGTGGGTCAACTATTGCCAAATCAAAATACTTATCAGGGTAATGTTTCATTCCTTCGACACAATCCATAAGATAAACCTCTGAAATTGGAACACCCGAACAAGGCACTTCTGCTAACAGGGGTTTTGCAAAAGGCAAGGCTTCGGTGGTTAATTGAGAATTTGTAATTCTATCTATCATTTGTACTAATTTTGAACTTTTGTAATTCTATGCCTTGCCCTTCGCAAAGCCCTAAAACGTTACCAGCAATGCCAGCGACAGTGCTAAAACAACCGCAGTTGTGATTTAAAGTCATTAAAACGCTTTTCTTGTTTCTCATAATATTCTTGGTCTATTTCAAATCCTAAAAAGTTGAACCCACCTTTATACGCTGCAATTCTACTACTTCCACTTCCTAAATGAGTGTCTAAAATTAAATCACCTTCTTTGGCATAATTTTGTAAAATCCAATCGTAAAGCGGTATCGGTTTTTGTGTTGGATGCACTTTGTCAACTTGGTTGTGTTTATGTATTGAGTAGGTAAATAACTTTGCAGGTTTTTTCAATCCCATACTTACCCAAGCATATTCTAAAGTCGCAAAGTTTGGCATCGCTTGTTGTTTATTCCAACACAAAAAATACTCGCTTGGTGGTAGTTCAAAATTATTAGCACCCCAAACAATTTGATTTTTAGATACTCTAAACAACTCACTCCAATATTCATCGCTTGGTTTATCGTTGTTCACTGTTTCCATTCTTTGAAATCTTTTGGCGTGAACATCTTTACTGCTTGGAGTAGTTGTTACGTTTTTAAACCTTTCAATCCCATAAGGCGGGTCAACTATTGCCAAATCAAAATGGTTGTCGTTAAAGCGTTTTAATGCCTTTACACAATCTTCCAAATAAACCTCCGAAGTAGGCACTGCTGGTAACACGTGCTTTGCAAAAGCGGGGGTTTCCGTTTTCAAAGAAACATTATCGTTAAATATATCATTCATCTTTCTAATTAAATTTAGTGGTTAAAAGCCCCGCCTTCGCAAAGCACCATACGTTATAACCAACCTTAAAAAGACTGCTTACATCTTTCAGGATATAATTTGTGTAACTCAATTGCGTTACTATATGCTTTTTTCTTTTCGTAATTTCCAACGACATTGTTTCCAGCGTGTGCTCGTCTTTGGCTTTGGCTTTGCATTGAAGTTGTTGCTTCAATAGCTGCTAAATGTTGTTTAGCATATTTATCACTCAATCCCTCACATTCATTTACTACTTTTTGCAGTTCTTTTACACTGTAAAATTCAGCCAACTGCCTTGACCATAACGAATAACTTTCATAAGGGAAAATAAATGGTTGATTCGTTTCTATTAAATCAACCGGTTTTTCTCTTTTAAGCCACCACCATGGCAACTCCTTTGGGTATTTCGTCAAATCGTCAAAATAATAATATTGATCATCTTCTTTAACCAACTTCAATATTCTGCAATTGCCATCTTTATATGGAGAAAAATAACCACCGACAAAAGGCTGGTTATAAAACTGCATACCCGCAAGTGCGGCATCAGTGGTTATATCAAGTTTAGTGCTATTATCAATCATTCGTTTCCGTTTTAAAGTTAGTGCTATTAATCCCCACCTCCGGGTATGCTTTTGCGTTATCAGCAATTAGTACTGCTAGGTATTATACCAATAGGTAACACCTCGCTGCAATCAACGATGTGTTTATGCCCTTAGAATTTGGGCAGCTTCTCAATCTCCCTTGTCAAATACCACTGAGCCTTTTTTAGGTCATCAATCCTGCTGCCCTTCTTGCCTGCTCTGCTGATGTACTTGACCACATTGCCCAGGTTAAAGCCAAGCTCCCAAGCCTCAATGACCTTGATTGCCTCATAGGTGTTCTCTGCTCCACCATAGTGGGCTGGATGATCTACTGCCTGAAGTTGTTGCTCACGCTGCTCCATCATGTCATCATATATCGCTGTCAGTATGCTGCCCATATTTATTTTCGTAATAATAATTTCCCTTAGTCCAGAAGCACTCAGAGGCCTCCTTAGCCTGCCCTGAATTGAATGCCTCAATGATTTGCTGTTTGTCCTTTTTAATGGCCTCACCAAACTTCTCTCTGCTCTCATCGGTCAGGTAGAAATTCTCCTCCATGTAGGTAATTAGTTCCTGTAATGCTGTCATGGATAATAATAGATAGGTTTAGGATGATTAGTTTCTGACATGGTTCTGCCATTGAGTTGCTCAATGTCACGGTAAAGGCCACCATTAAAGTACCAGCCGGCATGCCTAGGCTTGCTGCGCATGTTGATTAGCTCAGCCTTAA